AAAAGAGCGAAATAGCAAAAACAAAACAAAGAGATTCCAAAGGGCATTTTGTCAAATATCAAGCAACTGCTGCATACCAAGAATCGCAAAATGGATTAAGAGGAAGTTATGGTCCTAGTCCCCTTAATAATGGCTTAAATTACCGTACTGCTGCAAATTCTTCATTTATAGCATTACCCGAAATAGTCCCGCCAATGTTGCCCAATCCTGCTGTTACACCTATGGCTCCAGGTGTTTATCATGTAAATACATATAGGTCTATAGCCAGTACGCCAGGAGGGATATACCGCAATCTTGATGAGGCACTACGTGCTTGTCCACAAACCGCCAAGGCTATGCTACAGGATATAAGTGTTGTTGGACCCTTATATCAACGATGGATGAGTTTAATATCTTATAACGAATCATTAGTTCCTGCTGATGAAAATGATGAAGTTGGCATGGATTTTTGTGAGAAAATCATGGAAGAAATTGAGAGTATACCCAGATGGTCAGAGTTTAAAAGAAATTTAATGTGGGCAGCTTGGTATGGCAAACATTTGAATGTTATTGATTGGGAATTTAAATATGGCAAAGATGGAAGAAAATTAAAGGTTAAAAATTGGATTCCCATTATAGGAGACAAATTAATATTTAGAAATAATGGTAGGATGGGATATCTTTGCCACAGATTTACCGGATACAGGGATGTAGTTTATTCTGATCATGGTCAGGCTGAACTTTTTATGCCTGAAGATCAAGATTGCTTAGTTCATCATAAATACTTCGTCACAGATTCAACATGGGACGAAAGTATGCTTGCCATTGGCATAGAAGGCTTTGGATATCGCCATATTTTGTATTGGACTTATTGGCTTAAAATGCAACTCCTTGAATGGGCAATGAATGCCTTTCAGATATTCGGTGCAGGAGGCATACGCATAGGTTATTTTGAGCAAGGAAATCCTGCGAGTGAACAAGCAGTAAGTGCTGCAATGTCTCAGGCTAATGGGCAAAATATTATTTTATTTCCTCGTCCAATTGGAGAAGAAGGACAAGGAGCAGGACTTGAAGTTATAGCTCCGCAAGGACTTGATTTGAGCCATTTTCAGCATTTTATTGAAGATTATTTTAATAATCAAATTCAAAAATTAATACTTGGTTGGGACTTTGAAAAAGGTGCCATCAGAAATACTGCTAGAGATGACTATTACAGGCTCCAATGTTATGATGCAACCACCTTAGGAGAGACAATTACTCGTGATTTGGTTAATGTAATTATTAAATACAATTATCCTGAAGCAGCAGAACATGGTATAAAATATCAAATTTCTGTTCCTGTAAATGAACCTGATATTTATTTGCAATCTATACAGAGAGCATGGGAATTGGGATTATCCTTGAACTCCAGTGAGATTTATGCTGCACTTGGATTTACAATGCCAAATAAGAGGAAGAAACAATTAAAGAAACCTGATGAATTAATGACTGCACCAGGACATGAAGCTATTGATCCAACAATCAGAGGTCCGAAGAAAAACACAGATTCATTAGCAAATAATTTATCATGAGACATGCAAATAAAACTTATATTGGTGAACTTTTCGGTGGTAGCCGAGATGGATTAAGAATTGAATGTTTACCTGAAGATTTTGTTTTAAAATTTGAAGATCCTAGCGAAGTTTATGTAATGATAGAAAAACGCCTTGGTGGGATTTTTTATTATTACGAGGACAGGTTATTGAGAAAATTAAATAAAGGAAGAGTATAATGCCAGAAGGTACAAAAGTTGATAATATGTATAAGGCTTTGAGAGCCAAAGGCTTTTCAGAAGCAAGTGCAGCCAAGATTGCACAAAAAAAGACAGGACTAGCATTGGCAACAGGAAAACCTCCTGTTGAAAAAGAATGCATGGCAGAACAATATTGTAAATATTGTGGACAACCTACAAAGAATTTGCCAGGAGCAACAGTTGTAAGTTATGAGGAACAAGCGTAAAATATAATATGGAAAAGTATAAAAGAATTAAACCTGGAGAATCTTTTGGGCATTTAGTTACAATTGAAAGAACTTCACTTTTAGTTGGTAAACATAAAAAATCTCATTGGATTTGTGAATGTGAATGTGGCAATATAACAGAGATTCCAAGTGGAAGATTACGATCAGGAACTACTAGGTTATACACTTGACAATTGTGTGTCTTGTTGTGCAGATTGTAATTATGCTAAAAAACATATGCCTATTGGACATTTTTTAAAATGGATTAATAGGCTGGCTAAATTTAGGAACAAACATGATAATTAAAAAGAAAAAAATCTACACAGTAAATCCCGATTGTGATATAGAGAGATTACTAGAAATAGCGAGAGCAAATAATTCCCGTATTTCTAGGGGAGAAGAAACCACAATTACTTTGGGACATACTTCGGATTCTGATCCAGAATTAATTACCATTCCTGTAGGACATGCGGAAAATTTTGTGGTTGAAGATGAAGATTTGTTTGTGGATTTCATAATTGATGATGAATGGGCAGAACAAATTAAAAAATACAATAAAGTTAGTATCGAATTATGGGCAGACCAGATCATCACCCCTATAGCTTTATTGTCAAGAAATAGACCTGCTTTGGAAGTGGGTTTAATTAAATATCAGATGCCAATCCGCAAAGATGATGCAGAAAACGAAGAAATTCAACATAAACCATATATGTCTATTGACGAAGAAAAAGAGGTACTTAATATGTCTCCTGACGAGCTAAGACAGCTTATAATTGAAGAAATGCAACATTCTGAAGCTTTTGCTAAATGTTCTGAAGCTTTAACCACAACCCTTCCACAAATTCAAGAGCAACTTAAGAAAATGTCTGATACTCTTGCCCCTTTGATGGAAGAGGAAGCAGCAGAACCAGAACATGCGGATATTGCTCCAGAATTAGAGGGCGAAGCCAAAGAAATTGAAGGCGAAAAAGCTCCTGAAGAAGTTGCAAAAGAGGAAGTTAAAGAAGAAGAAACTCCAGTGGAAGACACAAAGCCTTTGGAAACTGAGGAGAAGAAAGAAGAAGTTAAAGAAGGTGGCGAAGGCGAAAAAGAGGAAGATAAAAAAGAGGTTGAAAAGAACGACATGGCAGCAGCTTCGGCAAACAATACCTATGTCCCTGAGCTTGGCAAAAAAAAGAAATACCAAGAAGACCAAGATTTAGTTGTTAAATATCAGGAAAGATTGCTAAAAGCAGAGCAAGAAAAGAATGAATTGCTTGAAAAAGCTCAGGCTGAAAAAGATGCTCTTTTTATTAAATACCAACGTGAAGCTCGTAAGAATGACCTTACAGAACTTGCAAAAACTTATGTTTTTAACTTTGATGAAGAATTAGATATTGTAGGTAAAATGGACGAATCTCAGTTTGAAAATCATAAGAAAATTATTGTTACCAGATACCAAAAAACTCCTTTGAATAGGGGAGTTAGTGTAGCAATGGATATAGAAGATAGAGATGTAGCTAAACCCGAAAAAGTTAATAGGGCTATTAAATACGCTACAGATCATGGATGCAGTTTCAAAGAAGCATTAGAAAAAGTGTAGTGAACTTTCAAAAACGATAGGTCGTTTTGAGGCTAGGATTTCTCCCCCTAGCCTTTTTTATTAATTTTTTAGCACGGTCATATATGTATGTATATCCGACGTAGGATAGCGAAATAATAAGAACAATTTTAAGAGGTATAAATTATGCCAGCAACAATTATGGATGGACCGAGTTTATCAGCAGTGATAGCTAGTGGTCCGGTTTATCCAAGTCGTTTCGTTAATTACGGAACTTCTGATTTCCAGGTTGTGCAAGCGTCTAACGGGGGCCAAAGTATTGGTATTTCCCAAGAAGGTCGTTGTGCGCCCCCTGATGATGAAAACTCTGCAAAAATCTATGCCGGAACTACTGGCGACGTGATTGCGATTTACGGAGTAGGTAGAACGTGTTTGCTAGAACTTGGCACCACGGTCACTGTTGGAGCAGTATTAGGTCCAGATAGCAGCGGAAAAGGTATTTTAGCTGCTTCTAACCCAGTTGGTGCAATTGCCAAACAGGGTGGAGTCTCCGGTGATTTAATCCAAGTAGTTGTGGAGGTGTCATAACATGAGTCAAAATTTTAGTTTTAGTGCAGCCAATAACACTTATATTCCAACCTTCAATGCTGAAGCTTCTGGAGCATTAATTGTTAGTTATGCTCGTGACCCCAAGAGATTTGCTGTTAATCGTTACAGTCAGGTCACAAAAGTCGATAAACAACAGGGCAAGTATATTAGATTAAATCCATTTGATCAGAACAGATTGCTTACTACTGATGGTAGTGATGCAGTTTGGGCAGATGGTGCTGATCGCCCAATTAATAGTGATGTTCAGTTTGAATATCCCTTATATTCCACCTTCCGTAGAAGCCTTGGCTTCCACGTTGGAGATTTAGCAGCAACTCAGGCTGCATGGGATGTAGTTGCGGCAAAAGCCCAAGTTGTAGCATCCAGAATGATGGGCATTCAAACCTCTGTAGCTTTAAATGCTGCAATTACTGGTTTGGCTGCTAATACTGGTGGAACGACTTCTGCTGCGTATAATGCCATTGGTTTGAATGGAAAATGGAATGCTGGATATAATGATACTGGTGCTGCAAACACCCACAATTATCTAAGAACCGGAGTTCAAGCTGTTTTGTCAGCTATTACTTTAAATAGCAATGCTGTTGTAGACGCTCAGGATTTAATAGCAATTATGAATCCTACAACTGCTATTGCCATTGCCAAATCCAATGAAGTTACTGATACTGTCAAACAAAGCCCGTTTGCTGTTGAATCGTTGAGAAATGATAAAAACTTCAGCCTTTGGGGACTTCCTTCCAGCTTGTTTGGAGTAGGTGAAGTTATTGTTGAAACAACTGTACAAAATGCCAGCAATCCAAACGTAAATGGAACTGGAACTATGAGTTTTGTCATGCCCGATGGCGACGTTTTATTCGTAGCTCGTCCTGGTGGAATCGAAGGTTCTATGGGTTCCTATAGCACTCTTCATGGTTACTTTGTAGAAGAAATGACGGTTGAAACGTGGAATGATCCGATAAATCGTAGGGAAATTGGTAGTGTTACTAGCGACTTTACCTATGTTGTAGCTGCTCCTCAAACAGGATATTTGGTTACCGGAGTTATCTAATTAGATAGCAATTTGAATTTGAACTTAAAGCCCTGCCTCCCAAAACGGGCGGGCAGGGCTTTTTTATTAGGAACAAATATGGCAATAGCAACAGTAAACAATTTAATAGATAGATTTGATGTTCGGGAGTTAGGACAACTAGCTTCTGACACAAATATTCCATTAAATGCTACACAATTGCAAACTGCCACACCTGTTTTAGCAGCCTTACAGGATGCAACAGGGGTATTAATGTCAGCTTTATATGTTGCTTTTAAGTATACACAGTCTGATATTGATATAATTTTGAATGACCAAGATACTGGTCCTGATGCTGATGATTCTTTAGCCTTATTGGTTAGGATTGTTTGTGATTTGGCAGTAGTATATTTGGCACAACGTAGAGGTAGAAGTTATAAAGAAAAATTTCCTTTGGTTCAAGAATCATTGGATTTAATTCAAAAACTTCGCAATGGTGAGCGTGTTTTAAACCTAATGGATAAAGAAAAAGCAGGTTTAACACAACAAGCAATAGTTACAGTGTGTGACCAAGTGAATGCAGGATTGGTCCAAACGGCATGGCGGTACTTCCCCTTGCCAGTACAATATTAAAAATTAAGAGGACAATATTATGGCAACAAATGCACAATTTCACGTTAACGGGTTAGCCGAACTTTGGGGTTATGCCGTAGTTACTGATGGTGACTGGGATTCAGTCGGATATTCTCAGGATGGTGTAACCATTGAGCTACATTATGAAACTGATGATATTCATACTGATAAATGGGGATCTAAGATTCCTGAAGATATTATGAACCTTGGACAGTGGGCCACGGTTAAAATGAATTTAATTAAATATGATACTGAAGCCTTAGGGGTTTTGGAAGGTAGATTGTTAAGGGATGCTACAGCAGGTAAATTACCTAACGTAGATTCTAGTGGTAATCTTTTAATTGGCTCTTTAATGTCTCAATGTGACGACTTAGGGGCAATTGCCATTACTCGTTCAAGCAAAGCGCCTGGATGTGAAGATTCTCCCCTTGAAGGCGGTTGGCAATTTAATGCTGCTTATTTAGCAGATGTAGACAGCTATAAAGTTGGAACAAGAGTAACAATTCATGATGTTACTTTTAGATGCCTTCCTGACGCTAGTGGGGTATTATTTACTGTTATTGGAACCGGACAACCATCTGGTTGATTTATTCATTTTTTAATTTCCTTTCTAGAAAGCCTATGTTACGCATAGGCTTTTTATTTATCAGAATAGACTCTATATGTAATATGACTCTATATGTAATATGACTAGATAAGGAACAAAAAATAATGTTTAAAGCAGAAGAAGTTAAGATTTATAGTTATTGGGATGGGGAGAAAGTGGCGTGGGTTGATCCAATTGAGGTTCAAATTAATTTGGAGGCTCAAAACCCCAATTTCCAGGCTGATTTTAAAGTTTTATTTGATTTGGTTCAGATTAGCAATGACGCTAATGCAGCAAAGGAAATAGTACGTTTAGGACGTATTATGTTTAATTTAAAAGAGCCTCGTTGGGATGATGAACAGCAGAAAGTTATTGGTTTAACCACTTTAGGTGTTATCCGAATTGTCCTGGACTACATCAATTGGTTAGGTGATGTAAAAAAAAATATAGAAGATATGCAGATTTCGTTGCCTGTTATGGATTCATCCCAGGAAGAGAAGTTGGATATGAATGTTTCTGTGGACTCTTCATCAATATCCCCAGACAACTTACCCGTACAATAATTCCCATTTATTCAGCCATTGGGCTAAGTATGAGTAAGGATGCTGATATTGAAAACTTGCAGATGGCATTTGCAAATAGTCCAGAAGGAATATTAAATAAACTGGAAAATCATGATATTGAGGAATTAAATAAGAGGGCTAAAAAATGAGTGTTTTTGATGATATTAAAACTGTACTTGATGAAATCAATGCCAAAATAGGCCCTAACGCTGGCGATAAGGCTAATGTTTTAAATCCTCCTAAAGAACCAAAAGAACCAAAAGAAGCCTTTAAAAATGATAATATTGGGGATATTACGAGAGGATTCAGGGAAGCCTTAAATAATGTTCCCATATTTAATAAGATAGCACAAGCACTTTCTGGATTAAGCCCTATTCTTAGAGAATTAGTCTCTGGTGGAGCATTGCTTGGTGCATCTAAAGTGGGATCTAGTTTACCTAGAAAAACATTAGATACAGCATGGGAAAAATATTTAAAGGATAATCCACCAGGACCAGGACAATTCAAAGCACGAATGGCTGGTTATAACAAAATTCTAGAAGATTCTAAGAAAGAAAAATTAAAATCTTTTCGACCAAACTGGGATATTACGCCTGTAGGAAAAGTAATTGGAGCAGATGTATGGAAGTCTCTTTTTACTAATGTAAAAGGAATCATTGGTAAGGGCTTTGAAGGTGAAGCAGGAGCACAGTGGAAGAAATTCTTTAAAGACTTACCTACCCTTAACATTTTTAATGGTCCTGGCTCTGGAAAACCCGGAGGTTCTAGTGGACTTGGAATGGGGGATGCCCTTAAAAGTTTATTAACTAATGTTGGCACATCAGGAAAACAAATGCTAAAAGGTACAGGTAGTAGTCTTTTGGCTGGCATATCAATGACACCAGGAATGTTTCTCAGATTATTAAGTCTTCCAGGCATTATTGTTGGTGTTGGTGCTGCACTTGTTAAATTAGGAAAATCAATTGCTGAAGCTGATAGACGAATTTCTATTTTTAATCCCACCACTTCTATGGCATGGAGTTTAAGTGATATTAATGACATGCTTAGAGACATGATTTCTGTAAAAACAAGAGGACCAGCAGAACAAGATTTTATTGCTGAATGGACAAAAGTTAAGGATGCGTGGCGTCCAATTATAGATGAAATTACTATTGGTTTTATGAAATTGGCAACAGCTTTATCCAAGTTATTAGTTGCTTTGGCTGAAATGTGGAATAAGCTTCCTGAAAGTGTTAAAAAAATAGCTGCCGGAGTTGCTACAGCAGGAATTTATATTGCTATGGATACAGCAGAAACAATTCAAGATATTACTAAAACTAACGAAAATACTTTAAAGACTAAGGAACAAATATACGGCTTTTCTTATAATCTTGCAGACCAAGCAATGCGTCATGGTAATCAAAAGAAATATGAATTTGGATTGAAGCAATTAAAAGAAGGAAAGGCAAAATTAGAAAAAGAACTTCCTGAACTTAATGATGAAATGCACGCTTCATGGAATCCTATTTTAAGAAGTTATATTTGGGATGATATTAAAGATACTGAACGTAGAATTAAGCAATATGAAGTCGGCATTAATGCACTTGAAGCACATAAAAAAGAGTTTGATGCTCATCCTGAAAAGATAGATAAATCTGAAAAACCACTTGCTCAAGTTGGTGCGAAAGGAGCATTAAATGATCCTAATAATCCTATTGTTAAATTGTTAGATTCAATTAACAAGAATCTTGCAGAATTAAAGAAGGCTTATGAAAACAAGAGTGGAGAGCAAATTGTTGATGTTGGAAACTTTATG